AACAGCCAATACTGGTGGAGGAGGCGGTGGTGCTGGAGGACCAGGAGTTTCTCCTTTTAATACTCCAGGATCAGCAGGCGGCTCAGGAATAGTCATCGTAAAAGAATTAAACAAAGCTTCAGGAATGTGGTCTCTTGCTGAAGTATTAGAAGCAAAAGAAGCAGGCACTTGGCCTGAAAGAACAGTAGATTTAGATTACTTAGTCGTGGCTGGTGGTGGATCTGGCGGATCAATTAATGCTGGAGGTGGTGGTGCTGGTGGTTATCGTGCATCAGGATATGGTCCAAGTCCACTACAAGGTTGTGCATTAGAATTAAGTTTAGGAAGTTATCCAGTTACAATTGGAGGTGGTGGAGCAGCTGTGGCTAGTAGTCCGTGTGGACTAGGTCCTGAACCTATAGCTAATGATGGTAATGATTCAGTTTTTGCAACAATTACATCTACAGGTGGAGGTGGTGGAGGAAGTAATAGTGCAGTTGCAATTGGAAGAAATGGAGGTTCGGGTGGTGGTGGAACAGATGGAGCTCTTGGAGGCTCAGGAAATACACCCCCAACAAATCCGCCACAAGGTAATGATGGAGGAAGATCAAATTCACCAAGTGGTGGTGGAGGTGGTGGTGGAGCAACCGCTGCAGGAACTGCAGGACCACCAACAGCTAATCAAGGTGCTCCAGGTGGAGCGGGTGCACCAAACGCAATTACAGGAACAGCTACAACATACGCTGGCGGTGGTGGCGGTGGTGGTAGAGGAACACCAGGATATCCTGGAGGAGCAGGTGGATCTGGTGGAGCAGGCGGCGGTGGAGCAGGATCTCCAAATGGAAATGGAACACCAGGCACTGCAAATACTGGTGGTGGTGGAGGTGGATCAGGTTTTACAAATGCACCTTTTGGTCCAGTTTGTTCAGGAGCAGGCGGCTCAGGTATCGTAGTAGTTAGAGCGCCATCAACGTCAGGAGTTACTTTTGGAGGTGGTCCAAGTTGTGCAATTAGAATTACAGGAACACCTGGAGGCGATGTAATTGCATCTTTCATAGCTTCAGGAAATTTAAATATTTTAGATAGTGGTTGTGGTGTAGATGCAGATTATTTAGTAGTAGCTGGTGGTGGAGGTGGTGGTGTAGGACCAGGTATAAGAGGTGGTGGCGGTGGAGCAGGTGGTTTACAAACTGCTTGCAATGCTTTTAAACTAGCTGATGGTACATTTTCAGTTACAGTAGGAGGCGGTGGTGGAATCGAAACCAATGGTAGTCCTTCAAGTTTCTTTACAATAACAAGTTGTGGTGGAGGTGCTGGTGGTGGACCAGGCAATGGAGCAGCTGGAGGATCTGGTGGTGGAGGATCGACAGGAAGTCCAAGACCTTGCGGTGGTGCAGGTGTTTGTGGACAAGGAAATTCTGGTGGTATTGGTGGTGCAGCAGGAGCTGGTGGTGGAGGTGGAGCTGGTGGTGCAGCAGGTGGTGGATCTAACTGTCCTGGTAATGGTCAAGGTGGTGGAGGTGGAGTAGGAAGTCCTATTCCAGCTTGTTTAGCTGTTGGTTGTGCAGGAACACCAGGACCCGCACCAGGAAGATTTTTTGCAGGTGGTGGAGGTGGTGGAGGAAGTAGAAGTTCTCCTCCTTTATCAGGTTGTGGTGGAGCAGGTGGTGGAGGAAGAGGTGGAGTTGCCCCTCCAGCTAGTCCAACAACAGGTTGTGCAGGAACAGCTAACACAGGTGGTGGTGGAGGTGGATCACATGCTGATCCAGGTGGAGGAACAGGTGGATCAGGTATTGTACTTGTAAGAGTTCCAGGATCTAAAACTGTAGCTGTAACACCAGGTACAAATACAGTAACTAATTGTGTAGGACCAGCTAATGATAAAGTGGCTACATTTACTGTATCTGGAACGTTGACAGTGAGTTAATTTTAAAATATAAATATAACATTTAAGGAGTAAAAATATGGCACATTTTGCAGAACTAAAATCAAAGGTAGACCCAACAGGTTTCACTTCTGATACACATCAAATTGTAGAAAGAGTTGTCGTTGTAGGAAATGATATTCCTGCTAACGGTGGAATTCTTGGCAACAATGATATGCACGTTGATGGAGAAACTTGGTGCTCTAACTTTTTCAAAGGAGGAAGTTGGAAACAAACTTCTTACAATAATAATTTCAGAAAACAATATGCAGGTATTGGTTATAGATATGATTCAACAAAAGATAAATTTTTATCACCACAACCTTTTGCATCTTGGTCTCTAGATTCTAACGACGATTGGCAAGCACCAATCACTTACCCAACAATCACGGACGATGGAGCAGATCCTTCTGTTTGGAGATATATCATCAGTTGGAATGAAGATAAATATAATGCTGACAATACAAAAGGTTGGACAGCAACTAAATCAGACGATACAGCGGAAACACCAACAGTATACGATTGGAACGGCACAGCTTGGGTGTCCGCATAGGAGACTCAAATGGCCAGAACCAATGGCGGTATAATCGGTAAAACAAATAAAACTTCTTTCGGGAAGTGTACCGTTACTACTAAAACATCTTCGGGATCTTTAACTACTCAGCCAGGAACTAGACTTGTTCAAACTTTAGTTGTTGCTGGAGGAGGAGGATCAGCAGGTGGATCAGGTGGAGCTGGAGCTGGAGGTTTTAGAAATGTAGAAATTCCAGTTTCAGGAAATACATCTTATTGTGCAGTTGTAGGTGCAGGAGGTTCAGGAAATAATCCTACACCAGCACCCACAGGAGGTGGTGCTCCATCAGGACAAACTGGAAATAATGGTTCAGATTCATCTTTTTCAACAGTTACATCAGCAGGAGGTGGAGCAGGAGTAGGAGTTAGTGCACCTTCACCAAGTGGTGGTTATGGTTCAGGTCTACCTGGAGGATCAGGTGGTGGAGGAGCAGATCAAGGTCCTAATGGTGGAACAAGAATTGCAGGAACAGGAAATACTCCACCAGTATCTCCTCCTCAAGGAAACGATGGTGGTTTTTCTGATGGGCCAGTTTCTTCTGGAGCTGGTGGTGGCGGTGGCGCAAATGCTGCAGGTTCAAACGCACCAGGAGGAACTGGAGGAGCAGGTGGACCAGGAGTAGATGTAAGTTCAACATTTGGATCAGGATTACCTAATTCAGGAGTTTATGGTGGTGGAGGATCAGGTGGAGGATTTTGTGCTTCTCCTACAGCTGGATCACCAGGTGGTGGTGGAGCAGGCGGAGGAAATGGATCAACCCCAGGAAGTGCAGGAACTGCTAATACTGGTGGAGGTGCTGGAGGTGGTGGATTAACAGGACCAACAGGAACTTATGCTAATGGAGCAGCAGGCGGCTCAGGTGTAGTTATCGTAAAAGAATTAAACAAAGCTTCAGGTATGTGGAGCTTAAAATCTCAAATGGCAGCCAAGCAACAAGGAACGTGGCCAGAGTTTGGTTTTGATGTTGATTATTTAGTAGTGGCTGGTGGTGGGTCTGGTGGATATGGTGGTGGTGGATATGGTGAAGGTGGAGGTGGTGGAGGAGCTGGAGGATATAGAGCTTCTGGTTATGGTCCTTCTCCATTACAGGGATGTGGTTTATTTATAAAAGCTGGTTGTTATTCAATAACCGTTGGAGGTGGTGGAGCAGCTAGAACAAGTCCAAATCAAGGAATAAGTGGAACAGATTCAATTTTTTCAACAATTACATCAGCAGGTGGTGGTGGAGGTGGTACAAATGGTACTGCAGGAACTGCAGGAGGTTCAGGTGGAGGTGCTGGTACACAGAATACAACTGGAGGAGCAGGAAACACTCCACCAGTAAGTCCACCACAAGGTAGTAATGGTGGTCAAGGTTATGTAGGAAGTGCAGCAGCTGGAGGTGGTGGTGGAGGTGCTTCTGCTGTTGGTGGTAATGGTAATGGTTCATCAATTGCTGGACCTGGTGGATCAGGTTCACCAAATTCAATTTCAGGTTCAGCAGTAACTTACGCTGGAGGAGGTGGTGGAGGAGGATATGCAGGTAGAGGATCAGGTGGATCTGGTGGTGGAGGGCAAGGAGGAATAGGTGGTGGAGCTGGTCTTTTTGCTGGTTGTTCGGGAACAGCCAATACTGGTGGCGGTGGAGGTGGTGCTGCTTATTGCACATCAGGAGCAGGTGGTTCAGGTATTGTAATTGTAAGAGCACCTAGTGCTGCAACATTAGCAGCAAGTCCTTGTACTAATACTGTTACATCTTGTGTCGGACCTGCAAACGATAAAGTTGCAACATTCACAGTTTCTGGAACCTTGACTGTTTCTTAAAAAATGATAGATATGTGTTCATAAAGAATTTATGAATCTCTCAAACTATTACTGGTATTTTCAATCAGCTATCCCTTCTAGAATTTGTGATGACATTGTAAAGTATGGTCATCAATTACAAGATCAAATGGCAGTGACGGGTGGTTTTGGAAAAAAGAAATTAAATCAAAACGAAGTTAAAGATTTAAAAAAGAAAAGAAATTCAAATATTGTTTGGATGAATGATCGTTGGATTTATAAAGAAATACAACCTTATGTTCATCAAGCAAATGCTTCTGCAGGTTGGAACTTTGAATGGGATTGGTCAGAATCTTGTCAATTTACAAAATATAATAAAGGACAATTTTATGACTGGCATTGTGATTCTTGGGATAAACCTTATATGACAAATAATCCACAAGATCCAACTAATGGCAAAATTAGAAAATTATCTGTAACGGTTACTCTATCTGATCCTAAAGATTATAAAGGTGGTGAATTAGAATTTGATTTTAGAAATATGGATCCAGATAAAAAAGCTAATATTGTTAAATGTAAAGAGATATTACCTAAAGGATCTTTAGTTGTATTTCCTTCATTTGTATGGCATAGAGTATGTCCAGTGAAAAGTGGTGAACGAAATAGTTTGGT